ATGTTGCACCTATAGAGTTTGGGGGCAGAATGCATGAGCTATTGCAGGAACATTACTCCAACAGTCAGATATATCCTGCTAGTCAAAATGAAGCTCTCGAACTCGAAGCTGGAATTATGATGCAAGCCTATCAGCGCCACTATCCTGTTGAGCCATTTGAAGTTATAGACGTTGAACGAACCTTCAAAGTCCCTCTCAACGAACGCCATTATCTCGTCGGCAAGATTGATTTGCTTGTGAAGTATCCTGAGCGAGAGTGTATGGATATTATTGACCACAAGACTGAGAAGCGCGGGGGTAAAGGAAATTCCGTTCAGGCATGGGCTGCTAGGGACCAAGCTAGCATTTATCTATATGCCGCTCGCAAAGTTTATCCTGATGTGGCGATTGGGAATTTCATCGTTAACATTCTAACTCGTCAGAGCGATAAGGGACAGCAAGGGCCATCATTCCCTGAGCGTCAGAAGCTCGAACGGTCGCCGGAACAGATCGAAATTGCGATCCGCGATATCATCTATATTGCAGATCAAATCGAGTTCATGCGGCAAGAGTACGGCGATAGAGTCATCTGGCCGTGTAACCGCGAACAGTGTTCGGGGTGGTCACAGTGTCCTTATTATCTGCCTCACTTGTGGGGCTGGAGCGACGAGATGAAGCGCACGAAGTTCAAGCCAAGGGAGGAGTATCTTGATCTCGAAAATATCAAACCGTTGGCTGGAAGCTAGAAAGAATTGGGGCTTCTCAACCAGAGATGAAGCGAAGGAAAAAAAGGAAAATTGGGCAACTCGTGTGTGTCCCATCTGCGGACAGGTTTTGCTCAAGCTCGTTCGGAGTGTTGAGCCTGTAGAGTGTAGATGTGGAAAGTACGTTTGGAGGTAAACATGAAACAGTGGAATGAAATGTCACCAGAAGAACAGGAAGCTGAGACTGTTCTTTTTACTCAGCATCCTATTGAATGGCTCAAGCGGCATCAGGGGATGCTTGAGAATCCATTCTTCGACAATCCCATGACCAACTTCAGCGAAGATGATTATAGCCGGATGTTTGCCATTCAGGGGAATGGAGTGGCTTGCGTTTTAGTTCAGAACGCTGATGGCACTCGTACATGGTATCTCGAAGATACAACAGGGGGTTAAGATGCCAACAAACAAACAGGCGAAGCCTAAGCCCGTACCGCCTAAGTCCATGCAATTTCAGGGGATAAATGCGGAATACTTTGGTCATGGCTGGAAATCGCCGAAGCGCAAAAAGCCGCAATAATAGATGATGCAGCGCAAAAAATTTTCTGGAGGTGTAGGACCCTTTGGAGGTGGAAATGGAATTTCAAACTCAGAAGCGAATCTTCTGCCCGAAATGCAAGCAGAAACGCATTTGCAGGGTGAAGTATAATAGCGGCAATCCTGCTTGGATATGCGGGAAGTGTAGGACAATCGTGCAATATGTGGGGCGGGTGCAACTTGCTAAAAAGGAAACTACTTAGCATCGTTCTAGCTGTCTGTCTTGCTACGGGAGGGGTGTATTCACAGTCCGGGCGTGTTGCTTCTCCGCCACTTACCCATCAGTATCGCGAGTACAACCATGAGTTCTTTGAGGACAAACTCCCCAAAGACCTGATCGTCTATTGGGGTCCAGCCGGGGGAGATCATTTCATAGCCTACACCTATCATCTTGGTGAGCCGGATGTCTGGATCGAGATGAACCCGAAGTACAATCTAGCCTCTACTGAAACCTTCTTGAACCTTCTCCATGAGATGTGTCACGTCTCTGTAGGACAGACGTTCGATGCTCATGGTCCGAAGTGGCAGAAGTGCATGCATAATCTGGCAGATGTGGGAGCATTTGACGACTTGTGGTAAAATCATAATTTGGAGGAAATATGGATAGCTTTTCAATTGGACAATTTATAAGACACAAAGTGTATGGAACAGGAGAAATAACATTCTTGGAAGAGATGTTTTGCAGACATGGTTTACTTTGGGAAACTGATGGTGGCCACACATTCCCTGATTCTAAGACGGTTTCTCTATTTATAACCGCGAAATTTAATAAATTTAGCAATTCCGTGGGAAATGAATTTCGATTTGAATACAATAAAAACTTTGTAAAGGCAGTCTAATCTATAATATAGAAAGGTAATCATGTATGGATATCAACGAGTCGTACCAAAGCTGGAAGTCCAACCCTTGTCCTGACACATACGAACAGTTTGGGAAGTATCTCCTGCAATTCTTAACCCGTCAACTTCGGGCTAGGTATGGTGAGGAAGCCCCTTGGTATGAGGATCAGGATGCTATCAGTCGAACTGTGGTTGAAGTCCTCCGGGATGTCTCTCAATTCAAAGGAGATAGCCAGTTTTCCTCATGGGCGACATCCATTCTTCGGCATAACTGCAATGATATTGAAGAAGAACGAGATAGAAGGAATGAGGTTGATCTTGACGAAGCGGCTGTCGTTCCTGATATCAGACGGTCTGTAGAAGAGAAATATGCCCTCAAGGAGTTCGTTTCTCACCTTTCCAAAAGTCAGCAAGTTTTAGCAAAACTTCAATTTCATGGCTATACTGACGAAGAAATCGCTGACAAGCTCAAAATTCCCGTAGGAACAGTCAAAAGTCGGTGGAATACAATTTTAAAACTCGCAAAGAAAAAATGAACTAATGTGCCTCCAAAACCGCCTTATGATTGACAGCATCTTTTATTGATGCTGTCTCATCGTTGGCATCAGCCAACTCTGCAATGGCAAGCCTGAAGCTCAATTGCTTAGGCTTGAGGCCATCACAGGGCACCGCAGGAACTCTATCAAGGAGCTACATGCGTCCCAACAAATAGGGCGGGTCAGTCATCAAGCTGGCCCGACCCTAATCCCACCAGGAGAATCCCTTTGGAACGAATCCACATTCGTAAGAAGAAAACTGGCTATAACCCACGGAGTCCAGGCAGGTTAAGTCCTGAGAGAATGTTCCAGTCACGTGCTTACATGGATGAATACCTGAAGACTCAAATAGACTTCTTCGCATCCATAACGGCCAGTGATGAAGACGCAGAGCGATACCGGAAAGCATGGCCTAAGACTGGAACCATAGGACCGATCTGTGATACTGGTGCTCCCCCTAAAGAGGATATTCCTTTTCAGGAAGACAACTATTCTGAAGATTCCAAACCATAAGTGAGGGTAAATGGCTCTCGTCATAAAAAATACCAAAGACTTAATCTCTCCTAAAGACTTCAAACTAAAGGTGTTAGTGTTCGGACTTGCAGGCTCAGGTAAGACAACCTTCATGTCCACTTTCCCGAATCTTGGAGCAGGGGTGTGTGAGACAGGACACGGCTCAGGGCTGTTGTCCGTGGCAACCAAGAACTTTGACTATGTAGAGTTGAAGTCCTACGATGACTTCGATGCATTCTGCTCAGGGGCTATCTTTAAGGATAAGGAAAGTCTAGGCTTAGACTCCCTTACAGAGATGGTCAAGACGTTCATCAAGGACAAAGCTCTGACCATTCCCCGTGCGAAGGGTGACTCTCAAAAGAGATTGATGGGTGTCCCAGAACTAGACGACTATGGAACTATGGGTGAATTGACCCGAAAGCTCCTACGCAAGATTCTTGATAGGAACCAGCATATCCTAGTGACGGCTGGCTTCCGTGTGGATAGGCCCGACCCTGAGAGTGGACAAGGTGAAACTCTCATGGGGCCTGATCTACCAGGCCAGATGTTTCTAGGCTCGACTGCAATGTTTGATGTTGTGTTGTGTCTCAGAACCAGAGCTATCCTCAAAGACCCGAAGGATGCCAAGAGCCGTACACTCCAGAGGTATTTCCTTACAGAGTATAATGGTTCTGGTATCATAGCTAAGAATAGACTCAGCGTTGAGTTTGACCAATCCTTCTTACCTACCGAAATGACATTTGATCCCCGTAAAAACCTTGGTACGTTTGATGATATCTATTCAAGAGCTTTGACTGAGTACACGAAGGTCTTTGAGGCAAATGTGAAACCACTACCAGCAGCTTTACCAAGCTAATAGGGTCGAGAAAGCTGAATATGATTGGTAGAAAGAAATAGATACTATACAAGAAAAGAACATGGAATATGTACGGCTTGTGGAGTGAGTCCTGCCGATGCTCCCAAAATAAGATGTCAAGAATGTAAAGAGAAATTAGATAAGTATCAGAAAGTTCAACATCGAAGAAGAAATAAAGTTTGTATAGAGAAAGTAAAAGATATTGTTTTTGTTCACTACGGAAAATTTTGCGCCTGTTGTAAATGTACTGAATCAGTTTTTCTTACCTTAGATCATGTCAATAATGATGGCGCAAAACATAGAAAAGAGATCGGTACTGGAAATCAGGCTTTGTATCGTTGGGTAATCAAAAATAATTTTCCAGATTCAATTCAAGTTTTGTGTTTTAATTGTAACTGTGGTAAAGCTAAAAACAAAGGAATTTGTCCGCATAAGGTTGGGGGGGATGAAGCTGCAAAAATAAGTCTCACCATTTAGCACAGAAATGTGCTATACCTAGCAGACCCTCTGGGTAAGTGAGCAAGGTGGACGCTCTGGATAGAGCGTGCAGGCAGTCTCTCCCAACCTTTTTCGATTCCCTGTTGTACAACAACTAGAAGTAAAACTTCAATTGGAGGAAAACCAAGTGCCATTTGTTGACGTACTGTTAAGTGATGTAGAACTAGAGAAAATAGCACCAATCCCCGCTGGACCTTATGTGTTCCAGCTACAGCCAGGAGCGGAGTATCGAATCAATCCGTTCACGAGCCAGGAAGAGTTGAACGTTCGGTTCGACGTGGCCGATGGGGATCAAGCGGGTAGGGTAGCGTTTGCGACGTATCCCGACCCAACAGCGTTGTCACCCAAAACCAAAAAGCCTATGTCGTGGTCTGCCCAGGCTCTCAAGAAACTTGAGATTGCTCTAGGGACGGATTCACTTCCAGGCGAAGACCCCAAGACTTATCTCAACCGTGTTGCTACATCAGCGCATTCTCGCATATCAGCACAGATGGTTCAGAACAACTATGTGAAGAATGGCGTAACGGTTGAACAGACACAGTTTGGAATTTTCACAGTCGCACCTTCAGCTTAAGCCTGACAAGCAGTCTGGTCCCAGACTTGAAATAGGATAGGATGTAGTCACATCTGCCGGGGTAGTTCAAAGCTACCCCGGTTTAATTTCTAGGAGGAAAAGGGTACTAAGATGATTGTCAAACGCAATGATGGATATCATGTCGTTAGCCCAACTCATAAGGACAAGGAAGGCCACATGAAGAACTTAGGTGGCCCATACAAGACCCGAGATGAAGCTGCTAAGCGGCTTGCTCAAGTTGAATACTTCAAGCATCAGGGAAAGTAAATGAAGAAATTCAAATTTAGAGTCGGTCAAGTAATTTACAAAGATGATGTACAAGAATACCTTCGTATCTCCCACAAGTATCGAGATGATGATGGTACCACTATGTATGTCCTAGCATGGAAGGATGATGCGGATTATGATTGTGCATCAGAGAAAGATTTAAGGAGACTCCATAAAAGTGAAGAAAGCTCTCCTACATAGCCACATAAAAGGCCACTGGAAACAAGATGCTTATTATCCCTCTGGCGAGCCATACTCTGACCTGAATTACTATCCCAAAGAAGTCCGCATATGCTATGATTGCCTTCACGGGAAGGGTATCTACCATGATGAACATGGCTATGTTATGTGTGAGAAGTGTATGCTTAAGAGGGCTGAGAAGTGTGGTGTCAAGCTAGTTTGGATTCCAGATGAAAGTTAGGGACTGCCCAAAATGTGAGGGATGTCCTCTCAGGCAAAAATTTCCTGACAACAATCTCTGTCCACCTCGAATGGGTCCTAGCCTCAGAATTGTTGTAGCAGAAGCTCCTGGTGAAGAAGAATCAATTAAGCTAGAACCCCTCGTTGGTGGGAGCGGTCGAATAGCCCAGTCTATGTATCGTAAAGCTGGTGTGAATTGGGATGAGCTAACTCTAATCAATACTATCAATTGCAGACCCCCTGACAATGTATTCCCAACAGATAACAAGGCTCGCTCGTATTGCTCTGAGGCTGAAGGTGAGCAGATCGTCAAGCATTGTATCAAGAATCATGTCCTGCCTGTTCTAGAATCCCGTCCGTGGACACGACTAGATATTATTGGAGCGAAGGCTTTATATTGGTTGACAGGTTTGACTTCTATTTTCAAGTGGCGTGGTAGCTCGTTGACTGTGGATACAGAAGATGTTCGAAAACGTGTGAGCTAATGTCCTTGATTCCCGCTATTGCTACCATCCATCCAGCCGCACTCATGCGCGACTCTAGCATGATGCCAGCCTGTATCTCAGACTTAATGAAGGGTACTCAAGTCCCACCACAACACTATAACTTAAGCCCAACTTTAGAAGAGATGGAGGCTTTCCATGCGGAATCTCTGGTCTTTGACATTGAAACGAATAGGTTCACGCAAGACATTACCGTCGTTGGAATCTCTGATCTTAGACAACTTTATCATGTCCTTGTCGCCCCCTTTCAAGGGGAGTACGTTAATCAACTCAAACGCATCTTCCTTGAAGCTAAGGAAGTTATAGGCCAGAACATCATTGGATTTGATCTCGACCACCTAGCTATAGCAGGTGTAAGGCCACAACCTAACGTCCAAACCTGGGATATCATGCTGATGCACCATTTACTTCAGCCGGATGCCCCTCACGACTTAGAGTTTATAGCTTCCGTCTTCACAAACATGGTTGCATGGAAACATCTTAGTCACAGCGATCCTCTATACTACAATGCTTGTGATGTGGATGCAACAGCCCAGATATTCAGAGCCATCCTACCACTGTTAAAGATGTATAAGTTGCTCGATCTCTACAATCTAGTCCAAGTCCCAATCGCCAAGATATGCAAGATGATGACGGAGACAGGGATTAAGGTTGACAAGAATCGAATCAGGTTTATTCGAGAGAAATTCCAGCTAGAGTTGAATGAATGTGAGACACATCTTCCAGAAGAGTTGAAGCCATATGATAAATCCATCCGTGTTCGTGTGCTTGCTCCCGAAGGAACAGTTGGCAAAAGCGGAAAACTGGTTAAGTACACACATACACCAGGGACAAAACGAGTGGTCCCTTGGGACTCTCCAGCCATCGTCCGACACTGGCTTTACGAAACCATGCACTTTCCCGTCCAACTCCACGCTCACACAAAAAAGATCACAGCGGATAAGACGGCACTCGACAGGCTGTTCCGTAAGACACAACGCCCAGAGCTAAATGCTCTCCGTAAGGTAAGAGAACTTGGCACACTTATCTCAACATTCCTACAGGACCCTACCGACGAGCAAGAGCTTGCCGTGGATCGTATTCATACCTCCTTCCTCGTTCATGGGACTAACACTGGTCGCCTTGCTAGTAGCGGTCCTGATATGCAGAATATTCCTGAAAGAGCCAGATATATTTATGTCCCGTCATATTCGGATTGGTGTTTCGTGGAGGCAGATTTTTCAGGTATTGAGAACAGGCTCGCAGCATGGTATGCTAACGACACGGATAGATTGAGACGGCTTTCCGTGCCAGGATTCAGTGAGCATAAGTGGTTGTGTAATCAGATATTTGGAATCCCTGAGAATGAGGTTGATAAGAAGTCTGATGAATATTGCCGAGCCAAGCATACGAATCACGGTGCTGATGCTGGAATGGGACCGCGCAAGATGTCCATCCAGTATAACATTCCTGAGAAGGATTGCAAAGACCTGCTGTTGATGTGGAAGAAGCTGAATGAGAAATCAGTTCAATGGCAGGAACGAGTTGGGAATACAGCCGTACAGAAAGGTATCTTGACGAATGCTTTTGGTCGTAAGCGATGGTTCTGGTCACAGACGGCTTACACGGAAGGAATCAGATTCATATTGCAGGGTACTGGCGCTGATATTTGTTTCAGAACTATGATTGGATTGTACTACGAGCGCATCCAATGGCCGATAGAGTTGGCTCTTAAGGTTTGCCCAATCCTAGCTCCCATTCCATATCCTGCTAGATTAGTTTTGCAAGTCCATGACTCTCTATTGTTTGAGTGTCCATACAATCTCCGTGAAGCTGTAATGACTTGTATGAGGACTGTAATGGAACAGCCGTGGAAAGAGTTAGCTGGCTATGCTATACCTGTAGATATCAAAGCAGGTGAGCCAGGAATGTCATGGGGAGAATTGAAGTTACAGGAGGTTTAGATGTTCAAAGTTGGTGATTTAGTTGTACTCAAGAATACAGGTGATCCGGTTCAGATTATTGGCTATGAGCCTGTTCCTGAAGGTGCTCAAGTGGAAGCGTTTATCGTCCGTAGGCCAGATGCCGGACAATCAGGTTTGACTTATCACCAAGATACATTCTTCAAGTTTGAGCTATGTACCCTCAAGCAGTTCCTAGCTCGCAAGATCAAGGAAGCTCAGCTTCAGAAGAAGATGCAGAAGAGATTAACCGGGACGCCGGATGTAGCTCAACAAATATAACAAGCGGAGTAATTCGTGGCCCAGACCATTGGAGAATTACTCTCAAGGCCTATTCCACCCACCAAGTATCATGCCTATCCTGTTATTCCAGTTAAGGGAATCGTTCTCATTGGAGCACAGCCTAAGTCTTATAAGTCATTCATAGCATTGAACATAGCATATGATTTAGCTGCTGGTCGAATGGCCTTAGATGCCTGGGCTGTAGATGAACCCAAGACCGTGCTTCTGCTGGAACAAGAGTTAGGCGAATATAGGCTTCGAGACAGAATAGATGGGTTACACAAGTTCCGTGCCAGTCCCATAGCGGCACGGAATTTCTACTATGTGTCGAAAGACTTAGTATGTAAGGTAGATTCAACTGATGGAATCAAGAACATAGAGAGACATATTGAAGGTTGTCATCCACAGGTAATAATCTTTGATCCTCTGATTTGGTTCCATAATCAGGACGAGAATGACAACTCCCAGATGCAGAGAGTCATGGAGAGGTTTATTGGACTCCAGGAAAAGTATGGACACTCCACAATTATTGTGCATCATATGGGGAAGCCCGGAGAAACCCGAATGGGATATGATGCTAACTCCTTACGGGGAGCGTCAGCAGTATTCGGTGCAGTGGATAGTGTCATCACCGTTCAAAAGCCAGTCCAAAACGATCCCACCTATCTACGACTACATTTTGTATTGAGGAATACTGAGAACCCATTCCCAATGGATATTCAACTAGATGGCGCTACAAAAACTTTCAATAGGATAACTAACTAACATGCCTGATCCCAAGATTCTATTCTTTGACTTAGAAACCAGTGGCGTGAATGGCTTGCAAGCTGATCTCGCTACTACACTTTGCTTTGGCTACAAGTGGCTTGGTGAAGAAAAAACCCATGTTCTCACTGTTGACCAATTCCCGAATTGGTTCTCGTACAACAAAGGGATCAATGATAAGCCATTGCTCCAAGCTGCCCTTCAGATTATGGAGAGAGCGGATTTGCTGGTAGCTCATTACGGCGAACGCTTTGACCGGAAGTTCTTCCAGGGCCGATGCGCTATTCACGGACTCACACCACCTCCACCAACGAAGCTCCGTGATACATGGCGGATTGCCCGGACTGCTTTCAAATTCTCCAGCAATCGTCTAGGAAAACTGTCTGAGATTCTCAAGTTAAAGCAGCGCAAGCATATCCATAAGAAAGCTAACGAATGGCCTGGATGGTGGCTACGAGCCATGTCCGGGGATCACAATGCTATTGCAGCTATGGCAAAGTATTGTGCCCAAGATATCAGAACACTAGAAGCGCTCTATCTCCGTATTAGACAGTATGACTACCCACATCCACGAGTGTTTATGAACAGAGAGAAGTGTGGAGTGTGTGGTGGAAACATCTACTATAGAGGATTTGCATTCGTTGGTGTGAATCGGTATCGTCGGTTCCAATGTTCAAAATGTGGGAAATGGGGCCGCGAGACTAAGAAGGTTTAAATGAAGAGATTCAATATAGGTATAGACATAGATGGAGTTCTTTCCGATTTCGTAGGTGGTGCAAGAATACTCTTTAAGTCTATGCTTAATGGGTGGCCCTCTGATGATCTTATTCAAACTTCATGGGCATTCTCTTCTCTAGGTATAACTGAAGAAGAGGCTAAGCTCATGTGGAAGAAGCTTAACTCTATCTATAACTGGTGGATCGGCTTATCTCCATATGTCCATACTGAGTTTCTCCCACATCTCTGTGACAATCATCGTTGTGTATTCATCACAGATCGTATGGATGGAACCGGATATCCTATTGAGAAGCAGACACAACTTTGGCTTCATCAACAATATAATATAGACTATCCTACAGTTCTCATATCTCGTAATAAGGGAGATATAGCTAGAGGATTAGGATTGGACTTCTATATTGATGATAAGCCTGAGAATGTGTTGGATGTCATTGAAAAGGCCCCGCGCTGTAAAACATTCCTTCAGCGTAGAACGTACAACGAGGCTTGCGCTTACCCTGCGGTTGAGAGTCTTAACCAGTTTGATAGAATAATTGAACGACACGCTAGGAGCTAAGATGCCCACCGGAGATAAGCACGATTTGGGAAAGTTACGTTATGATCTTGTAGCACCAGAAGGGTTGAAAGGTCTGGTGGAAGTTCTAACCTTCGGAGCTACAAAGTATGCAGATCGAAATTGGGAAAAAGGATTGGCGTGGGGAAGAGTATTTGCCGCGCTAATGCGTCACATGTGGGCATGGTGGAATGGGGAGAGTATTGATCCTGAAACTGGATTATCCCATCTGCATCATGCCGCATGCAACATTCACTTTTTACAGACATACGAAACGCGACATACGGGGACGGATGATCGTCCTAAACCAGCGAGGACAAATGAGGAAATTTTTGAAGCTCTTGATGATATGCTCATTCATACTGACTTGGAACCAGACGGGCATGGAGGCTATATCGTCACAGCGGGAAGTCCCTTTGAATGTGATGATAGCTCCGGCAGTTCGTGTACCCCTTCTGCTGACAAGTAGTTGGTATGGAGAAGCTTTTAGAGGCAAGCCAATGGCAAATGGGAAAATCTACAATCCAGATTTGCCAATTGCCGCTAGCAAGACTTTGCCATTTGGGACTAAGCTGGAGATACTAAACCCAACTACCAATAAGATGTTAACTGCTACAGTGTATGATAGGGGTCCGTATGTATGCGGGAGGGACTTAGATGTTAGCGAGAGTGTCGCTCGCAGGTTGGGGTTCTGGCGTAAGGGAGTCACGGAGCTTCTGGTACTCCCGCTTAATAATATCCCGCCAGAGAGATTGTTTTATAGCACTACGCAGTGTCACAAGGTTAAGCCACGGCATGTCCGCCAATACGCCAGCGTTGTGTATAGCCACACCAAGCTGGTACGTTCCAAACTCGTTCGACCTATCATAACCACCAGCAAGATCAACCAGATGCTCACGAACCATTTTGTCCGAGCAAGCGTCCAGCAACCGCCGGAAGTCCTCCAGCTTGAATTGCCGCTCGTACCGGGCGCTGGTGGAGGATTTGATCTTAATGGTGGGATTGGATAGATGGAGTTTGTTCTTCTCGATTAACCATTTCCAGAATCGGTTGAGAGCCGAAATCTCATTGGCGACGGCCTGGGTTTTGGCTCCATCTGATTCACGCCATGCTCGATAGTCAGTAATATCAGCTATAGTAAATTCTTCCAAGCCAACTGTGTTTGGGAAGTGTGAGAAAAATTTCTCAAGGTAGAAATCGTTCATATAAAATGTCCGGCTACCATAAAGACGTAGAAGTGTGGCTTCGTATTTCCCGAGCCAAGGCCGTATTGGAAAACGGATTGTCGTCACTGTATGATACCACCTCTAGAGGGTCCTAGGTGTTTATATGAGTTCTCTATTAGATACTACTCTCTTTATTGTAGAAATCATCTTGCTTATTTGGATTGTTTGGCAGGGAGAAAAAATTCGATTCTATGAAAGGGAAGTCTGGCGTATGCATAGAGAGCGCCACGAACAGCAAATGAAATGGCGTGAAGCCAAGCGTGCAGCTATACTTAAGAAATTAGAATCACAAGCTCAGGACCCATTACAGGTGGAACCAAGTGTCCAGCAAAACTAAAGAGACTATTCGTACTGTATGCGCCTGTATAGCTGTAGTCATTCAATTTATTGGCTTGTGCTATCTACTTTTCTATAGATATAGATAAGCTACTTAGCCGTCGTCCCCATTGGGCTCCAGCCAGTATTCACATTGCCGCTTGGAGTTGGTTCAAGAATCCCGACGAACGCCTGAAGAATGTTAAGTTTGGCATCGTGCATGTTCTTGAGATACTTCTGTCGGTCCTGTGGCGAGACTTGAGGATTCTGTTCAAGCTGTCGCTGCATAGAATTGATGTAAGCTAACTTTTCCTGCATCTTAACTGCCAGTGAACCCTTCTGAATACTATCCCTATTTGCGGCTAGATATCTACCAGCTTCATCAGGATCGCGCTTCTCTAAGTCCTTGAATGTCTTATAAGCTGGAGTTACCTTATCAATGTTGTTGTAGAATCTATCCTGTAGATCATGCTCTTGCTGATCCATTGGTGAGGAAACGAATCGGGAGATGATTGGCCCTATACCCGGCTGCTGTCTCCAAGCTTCAGGACCTTGAACTTCCTTAGTTCGTTGGCCCATAAAGGGATCAAGAGCAGTAGTAGCAATCTCACCCGCACCAGCCGTTGTACCCCGCATGAAGGCATCTATTCTACGTGGAGATAGACCAGCAGCGCCAACAGCAGCTCCGATTCCACCTGCAACCAAAGCACCCGGCACACCATAATACATCCCACCCATAGCCCCTCCCATAGCCGCACCAGCACCCGCACCAGGAAGTCCACCTTCTCCCATAGTCCTAGCAACTGCACTGGTTCCAATACCATACTGATATCTTGGATCAATTCCTTGTTCGCGTTCAGGGACGATAGGCCCACCAGTCCCGGCGAACTGATAGTTCATAAACTGTTCAGCAGGAATACGAAGTGCAGGATTCAAAGCTGACGCAGCGCCCTGTAGAGCAGTCTTTCCAAGGTGACCTTCTTTCAAAGCAAACTGTCCAGGAATCATACCAGAGATTTCATCTAGAGCAAGCTGTTCACCTGAACGAGTCTCTCTTCCACCAAGCTTGTTAAGAGTGTTCTCTATAGGATTGACTAAGATTCTGACAACATCAGGCTTGGGAATCTTATAGTAGATGGGGAGTGTCGCGCCCGATGAAGACTGGTAGGTTTGGCCAGTCAGGAAGCAGAAGTTGCGCTCTCGATCTCCAACAGAGACACGAGGCATTAGCGGCTTGCCATTCTCATCCTTCTGCTGAATGTTATGTTCGGCTAAAGTCATAGCCATTGCTGTTAAGCCACCAAGGAACACGGACATACGAGCAGGATTCTCAGCAAATTTGGCAAATACACGAGTTGTATCCTGCAACTTGGCGTTGAAGAACATGAATAGCAAGTTAGCTACAGGACCTAACTCACCAGCACGAGAATAGTCAGGTGCTCCACCATATCTACGCATCTCCCACTGAGCGGCCTTAACACTATATCCCATCTCACGTAGCCGCTGGAAGTGTGTCATCTTGATGGCATCTTCCATTGCTGCGTTGAAATCAGAGACAGTATCTATCATCCGTCCCTTAGCAAGCTTACCAGTCCAACCAAGGTTGTCCAAGCTGATGAAGTGATCGGGTGTAATATTCCGTTGGAGAACACCAAATGCGCCACCAGACTTCATATACTCTTGCCATGCTGGACCTTTTGATAAAGACTCATATAGATTCTTGGCCCACAGAGTACCGAGTTGTTGAATGTCCTTTAAAGGTGTTTCCTTTCGAATACCACCTTCTGAGAGAATTGCAGCGCCCATCGTATCTCGTATTGCACGCATCGAAGTATAAGCAAGATTACCAGCAGTCGCTCCCTTACGGAGAACTTGTGCCGTCCATCTTGCCATTACTCCACCCATTAAATCATTCGTAATAGGAGATGCGTTCTGAAGTGTTTGACCTAACCAATCTGGAACAGAATAGGTCTTTACAACTCCATTCTCATAGTGTCCAACTAGAGCTTCACCTGCCTTGGCTTTGTAGTCTGCGGAGACAGGCGTAAAGTAGGAACCAACACCCTTTGGATCGTCATGGGCCAGCTTGAGGAAGTCTCCGATGACGTTGTTGCGAACAACTTCACGGATAGCTTCACCATTGGCATCGGCTGATGCCTGAATAGGATTCTTGGGAACTCGCTCGCTACCTTCCAGAGCCTTGATAACATTCTGTTGCCGCAGGTAGTATGGAGATTCCTTTCCTTGGAATCTCAGAGTGTTCGCGCTCATATCATCCATGATGCGCGTCATGGGGATGTATTCATTACCACGAGCTATATAAGTTTGGTACTCATCATCTCCAATCAGACCATTCTGATGGATCATATCCAGAATCGTTCTGTTCTGATCGAATACCCGATTGGCAAGATCAGTAACAGCCTTAAATTTTTCAGGCGAGATAATGGCTTGCATATCCCCCAAAGCTCTCTGAGTCTTCTCAGGAGTGAAGCCCATAGGTGTGGCTTCACCAGAGCCAATACGATACTCCATATGCTCTTGCACAGCTTTAGCCTCAGCAAGATCATCTTCTAAAGCAACCTTCTGACGAATACTCAGATTGGGGTCCTGAAGCTTGGTGTTTATATCCTGTATATCAGATTTGGCACGGCCTAACCGCTCGTTTAGGATATCATAGGTTCGTTCAAATCCACCCTTAAGATTTAGATACTCATAGAGATAATTAGCTATGCCACCCTTCTGAGCTTCCTCAATGATTTTACTATAGCCAAGGTTATGCATGGCTTGAGCACCACCACTGAGGCCAAGAGCGCTACGGATAGTAACATAAGGGCTATCATCAACGCTTAGGTTACCACGCAAGTCTCGGAAGGCTTGACCTGGGGCTTTGATTAGGCGCAGGATAAGGTTGTTGAGTGGTCCAGGATGGTCATTAACAAAGACGAACCTATCAATCAGCTTGCGCTGTATCTCTCCAGGAAGTTGAACAAGCCGCTTGGTAAAATCAAAGTCTGGTCCGGCCATACTGCGCTGTTGCTTAGCTTGAATCTCCCGCATATCAGGATTGATAGCAGGTTCCTGCTTAGGACCTTCAAGCCAGCTTTTGAGACTTATATCATGCATGTTAAGAAGCGGTGTTATCTTACCAAAGGCTTCACGGACTGGCTTAAGATGCATCAGGGCTGGCGATACCGCACCAAGGAACGCTCCAACTGTTCCTCCAATAACAGCACCAGGAGCGCCGCCAAGCGCCCCACCAGCAGCAACTCCAGCAACCCCACCAAGGCCCATTCCACCCATTATCTCTATGCCACGAGCGACACCGGCCTCTTCAGGAATCTTTAGGAAGTTCCTTTGCTTAGCAATCTCCTGTGAAAGATTTTCCCATCCAGCATCAAGCATAAGAGAATGCATACGATCAGGTCCACGAGTGTCAATTACCATCGCATGACCGTTGGAACCATACCACCAACTTGCATTCTCAATCGTACTTATAGTCTTAGGATCAAGTTTCCAAGCTTCAAATGCAGTAGGACTAACAACACGGAGCCATCCATTATCTAGCATGGCACGCATGGCGCTGCCAAGTTTGTCAGTTTCAGGCAGTAGAGCAGCAGCAATTGCATTGTGGCTCTGGCCGTGTCCACTGCCAATATATACTTTCCCATCAGCTGAGAGCCAGCCATCTTGTCCGGGTGGGCTGTCAAACGTTACCTTTTTAGGCTCCAGTCCAAGAGCGGCTGCACGTTCAAATATATGTCCGCTAGAGAAGTCTTGTTCTTCAACTGGAATGGCTGATGGGAATTGAACATTTTTTACTCCAACAGCCCCACGTTCCTTGTTGCCACGACGGGCGATGATGTCATCAATTGTATCTACGAGTGACTGATGGAGTTTGGCTCGCTGATTCAGTTCATTGGCTCTTGCTTCTAACTCTTCGTTAGTGGGGATAGTATGAACCTTACGGCCCATTATTTGAGAGGCACGCTTAAGGTTCATGTCCTCATATGGAGCCATTTCACGAACTGTGCCATCAGGATTAACAACAGGCTGAAGTGGTCGGCGACCATGTGTAATGTCTGAGGGGAATTTGCCGATTGCTCTAGCATCCCTTTCCAGTTCATTTATCCGACTATTTATACCAGAAGTCTCCCAATCTGCCCCTGTATCTCCAGCAATGGTAATATCATCACGAAGCTTGTTGTATCTTTCGACGACGTTCTGCTTCATTTTCTCTAAGAAGGCAATCCTAGCAGTATCATCCATACCAGGGACTTTAGTATGACTATAATCTAACATGTCTGGCGTAACTCTTGGCACTTGACCAACTGCTACAGATCGCAAACTTCGACCAAGAACGCGAACATCTGCATGCCGTTCTACTGGAATAATCTTATCAGTCTCAGGGTCAATTTGAAAGCCTTCCTTGGTATAGCCAACAGCCTTCTCTTCAACCATCAATCTACGTTGGTCGGCACCCCGTTGGGCTATATCAATTGCTTGCCTAATAAAATCTGCTTGTTTACCAGTCTTATCCGCCACATCAGCAAGCTGGTTACGCATGTCAAAAAGCTCAGTGCTACTAAGCTTACCAAAGTCAGCAGCAATTTCTGCTTTGGCTTTTTCGACATCAATAACAGGAGCAGCGAACTTCGCACGAGTCTCAGCGAGGGACGTTATACTATCCTGAATAGGCTCAGGTAGAGCTTTAGCTTCAGGAGTTGGAATAGGTTCAGGAGCTTGAACAGCTTCCGGCGTTTTATCCTCTTTAGGAAGTAGATCTGTGCTACGAGTCTTTGGGAAGTTGAACCACACATATCCATCACTATACACTGCCTCGACTACATCTTTAGGTGTTAAAGCCGCACCAGGACGCCGAGCTTCTGGTAGAGCCGCTGTTTCAACTCGGGAAACTCTCGGACGCGGTGGAGCTATGACTTCTGGGATTGGAACGGCAGAGACACTCTGGGACGGTGGTGCTGGAACGGGAGCTTCCTTAGCTTCAGGTCGCTCGATTACAGCAGCGGACCTAGCTTCAACAGGCGGTGCCTTAGAAAATGAGTCAGCCCGTTCTGCTGAAACATTACGAGTCTTTGGGAAGTTGAACCACACATATCCATCACTATACACTGCCTCGACTACATCTTTAGGTGTTAAAGCCGCACCAGGACGCCGAGCTTCTGGCCGTTCTGCTGAAACATTACGAGTGCCTTGATCTATGCGAGTTCTCGATTGGAGCCATCCAACATCAGGCCCACCGACACCTTGAGCACCAGCATAGTTAACCGCAGCTTCATAGGCAGCACGTTCACCAGATGGGGCGCTCTTGATAAACTCTTCGTATGACGAAAGCTTAGGGCCACCAGTTATGGCATGTTGGGCTGAAAGCTTTGCCATCCATGCTCCTTCGAGCATCTGGGTAGCAATACGTTGACATTCGGGAATGTCATTTGCTTTCCAAGCTGCCATAAACTGTGGAGATTGTTGCAATACCCCATGAGCTATAGCAGCAGTGAAGCCCCAACTAATGAGCTTTGATTGCGGCAATCCTAACATTAGGAGCATGTTCTCAGGCGTAGATAGCCCACTAGCCATCTGAAGTGTGCCAGTGATCATAGGGTGCTTCCGCTGTTCGCTTGGAGACAGGAATTGTTCAGGAGCTATAAGCTGTTCGGCATGTTGCTGATAAGAAGGAGAATAGACAGTTTCCCTTGGCTCAAGTCCAAGGGCTTTAGACACTGAGGGTAGTTGAGATTGAAGGGCTCGACCGACCGCTGAATCTGCAACAGTAGCAGTCAATCGGTCATAGATTGAAGGTGAAGGAGCCGCACCCATTGTAGGCCCTTGCGAAATACCAGGACCCACTTTAGGTGGGGCTATTGAAGTAGATGGTGCAGCTAAGATTTGATGTGCAGGAGCTTGAGAGAGAGCTTGCCCTCTCAAGTGAGCAAGGTACACTTCCTGATCTGAAGCACCAGCCTTGGCAAAGTCAGGATCATTAGCGAGCAAGTATGCCCGTTGATCTTCTGGCTTTGAAGCTAGGAAGTCCTTGTCTTGCGTATAATCATATTGCTGCTGTTGAGTCATTAGGACCCCGGTGTAGGAGCGACTAATGCTGGCGGATTGTTCTTTTTATTGCGACCGGCCATGAACGTCGAGAAAGACTGTGGCCCACCTGTAGTGGGTCCTTGCTTCTGAGATTTAGCACCAGCTACAGCAGCCGGAGGATATTTCTCACGATTATCTAGATACTCTCGGAATCCGATTCTTTGCTGTGGTGCAGTGCTAGCTTGCCACTGAGCGAAGGACTTATCCATCAGAGTTACCTTAGCATCATATACAGATTCAACTTGGTCTAGGTAGTCTTTGTGAATATCCGCAGCATTACGAAACTGGTTCATACCGAGCTTACTAAACTCTTCCTCTGATTGCTTGGGAGGAAGTAGATTACGATAGTTAGCCTTCTCAGTATCAATGAACTTATCCATGTCTGCTTGTGGATGTGGAGCAGCTTGTTCAGCACCAGTACGAGTACCAGCAACCTGACCCATCATACCTGTATATAGTTTAGCTGCTTGATCTCCCTGAGCCTTAATCTTTGGATCATCACTCATTTGCATCTGAACAATATGTCCAGGAGTTAGGCCACCACCAGCCATAGCATTCGCTTGGCGCTCAGTAAGCTGATCTAAAGCCTTACCCATAGCCTGAGCTTGGTCTGGAGATAGCTTTCTGTAGTCGCCATCCCAATTTGTGATCCCGGCCATAGAAGCAGCGAGGCCCATTCTCTGTTCTTCGGAGTTGGGCTGTTGGACTCTGCGAGCGTACCATTCAGACATTGCTTGGTTTCGCTCTTCCATAGAATGTCTCCAAGCTGGTTCGCTTAGGAGATTGGCAATCTCAGCACTCGTCTTCTGCATTTCCATCTGTGGAGCAATCATCTGATAGGGTAACATCTGTTGTCTTAGTAATTGCTCGCGTTGTGCTTGACGAGCACCTAAAACACCACCAGCAACATTGGAGATATTCTCCCCAATAGTCATTCCTGGCTTCGTCATAGCTGCAGCCATGAATGCATTGTTGATTGCTCCAGCAAGACGTGGATGGTTTTGACCAAATTGAGTATTCCCAAACATTTGATTCGTTGGGTATGCTCGTTGGGCCATTTGCCGATACTGATCGAGCATGCCACTAAAATCAAACTGTCCACCTGGCTGTGAGGGAGTAGAAGGGGATGGAGCTACACTGGGAGGGATATTAGCAGGTGCAGTCCCACCCTGAGGGCCCGGTTGGGGCATCATGGTCTGTAGGTAATTAAGAGGATTATATCCGTAGTCTATAGTATCATTGCCCATATTCGTTCCTTATCCACCGCCTCCAAGATTACCCCAATAACCAGCTGTGTTTGCACCCCCCTGAGATGTAAAGGGCATATTAAGATTGCTAGCAGCATAGCTTGCACCATAACCTTGATTCATGGCATTAGTTAAGGCTTGACCACCAAACAAGTTTCGATCCTGTGACGGTGCAAATGACGCAGCACCACTTATGCCTGCTGCGGCTAGCTGTGGTAGCCAAGTACCAAGTCCAGTTGTCTGTTGAGTTGATGTTCCGCCAATCTGAAGTGGCCTATAGTTCATGCCAGTAATCATAGCACTGTTGCGAGTATTAGCTCCACCAATCAGCAAATTGTTCCGCATTAGAGCTTGATTAGATAGCAGAGAGCGATTAAGACTTCCAGTTTGAGATGCATCAAAACCTGCTGAACCTTGTGTTCCTAAAGCTGTATTGTTAGCTGCCATTTGAGAAGCTTGAGAACGACCTTGAGCACCTACTGTAGCATTGCCCTGTGCAAGCTGCCCCTGCATGAACATATTCCCAGTTGGATTGGTGAGAAATCCACCAAGATATCCACCAGCCGTTCTTTGCAATCCTTGATAGCTAGCGAGAGACTGGGGCTGATATGTATTTGATGTTTGAGTTCTTTGTGTAGTGGACATAGATAACCTTTAAGCAGCCGCCAGCTTCTCACCTGTACTAATAGCCGCTGCTCCTAATTGTGGAAGCCATGTTCCAAGACCCGAGGTTTGCTCTGTAGATGTGCCGCCAGTCTGCAATGGTTGATACATAGTTGCAGCCTGAGCAGTACCAGTTGCCAAGTTCTGAGCCTGAAGCAGAAGATTGCTCGTTCCAGCAGTTCGAGCCTGACCTGATGCTCGCTGAGCCTGATTGAGCATAGCTGTAAACATGGGGGAGTTTGGATTGATTCCCCGTTGAATGAGGCTCTGAACTAACGCCTGATTGTTCCCTTGTGTCTGCCCAAATACCTGATTGTTCATTTGGCCTTGCAGAAGATTTCCCTGCATCGCTTGCCAGGGATTAGTCATATTCTGCTGAGCAGCTGCAGTAGCGGCGGGATTCAACTGATTATAGACGTTCTGAGCAGTCGGGTCGTATGATGCTGTAGTGGTGGTTTGCTTTTTCGTACTCACGACAACCTCTTATAGTGTGCGCTTGAATCTCTGTTCTGGCGCAACACTGATCTGTTCCGCCCCCCATTTTACAACAGCCTTCATCCAGTCTTCATCGGATGCTAGAACATTAAAGTAGTAGCTAGGAATTCCCCAAGCAGTCAGACATGTCTCAATATCCCGAACAAAGACTGCCTTCATCCGATCTGGATAGCCCTTTGGAAAGTGAACTGGATCAACCTCAACTGCATGACGAATGACAGCAAATGCGGTTCCTGCATCTGATTCAAGAGCCAGTACAGTGCAAGTTGGATCAAGGTCGCTATTGGCCTTGAGTGGTTCAATTTCCTCTGGTGTTGCTAAACGAATGCGATTCATAGTTCCCTCCGTAAAATTTACAGATGTTGATTTCTATATACTAGTATACCAAGTTTGCCGTCCATTGAAATCAGGGTCTTAGTTGCTTCTTTTTGTTCTGCACCCCAATCATTCACACGCTCTTGAAGATGGGTAAGATGGTTGACGACTACTGTATCTACGTTCGCTTTAGTATGCACTGCTAGGGCTTCTATATCTTTAGTTCTTGCATCAACCTTCTCCCAAGATGTTCGCATCTTGTCTATCGTCCCACGCAGAAGCCAAATAATACTAATAAGGGCAGGCCAACCGAGCATTCGCAAGAGTGCTCCGGCCCATTCCATAATTGCTTTTGTGTCTATTGGAGTTGACATAAAGTGTTTACCAGTATCTCGCTTTCGTATTAGTTGGCTTGAGGCTATTAGTGGGATTCAATCCAGGATTCCAAACCAATGAGAAGTAATCCACTTGAATCCCCATTGACTCATATGTCGGACTGGCTGTATCATCATTCCCCAAAATCACAACTGGAACAACTGCTGGATATCCAGATATCGTTACACCAGATGAGTCGCTTCCTGATCCAGCACTCACTGGCAAATCAATAAAACCTATTGCTCCTGATGGATTCTGCCAAGAGAATGTCCCGTTACAAACTGTCTTAGTAACAAAGCCAGCAAGCGTTATTTTGCTGCCCATTCCCCAGAATCCAAGGAGACTGGATAGCCAAGTAATCTCTGCACAATTAGGAGTAGTACCAAATAGAAAAGCACCAATTCCACCTGCGGGAGTCATAGTAAAAGGTGAGAGAGTTACATTGAATGTGTTGGCTGGACTCCCATCAAGGACCATTGTCAATAGACCAGAAGAAGTACAAACCATATCTAGTCTATGCCAGTTGTTTGCGTCTGGAACTAAGGTTGTCACTTGAGTTAGACCCTGAGTGTTATTACGGGCTGGTGAAGTTGTAGTCTGATTCTGAACAGCCTCAAAGGTCATATTAGTATCATTGATACCTGCACCACTCGTGCTCGTATCATATCGCAGCCCATAGAATGTATCTGGCCTTGAAATGGATGTAGTTGCAATCAAACCTGGAGTTGTTACACCACCAAGACCTATATAGATTGCTTTCTGAGTTGTATCAAACACTGCTCCACTAGAATAGTAGTGTGGAACAAACCTAAACACCCAAGTAAGAATCCAATCCACATTATCAAAGAGAGCCCAAGAAGGCCCCCATACTCCTGTACTATTTACATTAGCTCCACCACCGCTTAACATGAGCATAGCAGAAGAACTAGCAGCGTTATTGCTGTACCACTGAACTGAACCCAAGTTTGGAGGAGTTCCACCGACTATAGAAAGAAGTGGTGCAGTTCCTATTGAAAGCCACTCTAATTCACCTATGTTGCTTGCTGGACCCGTGCCGTTATATCCTGTACCTCCAGAAACAAAGTCATCCTCTAGAACAACAGCAGCAGGATCACCTTCCCACGGACTCCGACCGTGGATTAGACCATCTCCCTTACTTGGAGGGACTACAATAGCTGCTGGAGCAGCTTTATTAGTAGCATAGCTTACGCCACTTTTCAGACTATTCAAAGCTGTTGTAACACTCTCAGCCCATTTGTTTAGGACTGAAACTTGGCCCCTGGATTCAAAATCTCGAAGTTTGAGTGGCAGATACATTAGAATCTGTTGATAGGAATAATCTCAATAGTCAGACTTCCAAGAATTGTATCAGTCGGAAGACTAGCTAGTGAAGATTTCGATGTGAATGTAAACTGGAAAAACTTGTTCTTAGTTAGTGTTCCTGCTAGCGGAACAATATAATCTCCGAATAATGATAAGACCAAAGGAGCATTAGTTACAGCAGCATTTACGGGTGTTATGAATTCAGACGCTAGAGAAGCGCCTTGAACAGTGGTAAGCAATCCAGGGTCAGATGTTTCAAGTTCTATCTGATTGAGAACCTTGTGAGAACCAGCATCTCCTAAATCTAGCCATGATGTTTTGATAGTGCTTGTAATTCCAATGGGTGTAGTATCGGCTCTATCTGTTACATAGTTAGGACCGAACTGCCGAACTATACCATTCGCGTCAATCATAATCCAGCGTGGAATGCCAAACAAGCTAATATAGAATATTCCAGTTGAGAACGAATCCGCACATTGCCACACATACCATTTCTTAAGTTGAGTATCGAATACACAGAGAGTATCAGGAACAGTGTTGGTTCCAGTTGGAATAGCTAGAATATAGAAATTGTATGTTCCATTACTTGCAAATTGAGCCCAACAGTTCTGAGCGGCGTTAACATTGATGGTGTTCAATGTACTCTGGATAGGGCGTCCTACATTATCATAAGTTGTGAAGTCGCCACCAAGGACCCTGAAATCCGGAGTCATCCACATTGTTCCAACTGGTGTTCCCTCTAGGAAGATAGTCTGCCAAACCTGTTGGTTCAGCAATCCGACTTCTTCAAAGAGAACATCAGGTGTAGAGAAGTCTGATGCACTGGTGCCAGTCAAGCGTCGAATTGAGTTCTCAGTTCCAATATAGAGAGTTATCCCATCACTCAGCAAGCCATGAATCTCTTCGGCTGAATTTGAAATGTTGATGACATTCCCAGGTGGCCAGTCTTCCTCATAACGTCCAGCGATGATTCCAGTAGATGTAACTAGTTCATCCAGGCTCTTGCTAAAGAAAAGAGACTGCCCATTAGCCATGAAGAGTCGGCCACGATGAACTATAGGATAGGACCCATTAGCAGGTGGCTGCCAATTTCCAACAACTCCATGATCCACACCATTTGAATCTGTGTACTGATAGACATTGTTCTCAAGAAGCGTTGGTTCAGGTGTCGTATCAGAATAAGTTGTCTGAGAGTTTGGAATCTCAGCTAGGAAGTACAGAGTGTCTGTATCACCACCATCAGCGGTGGCGAGTATGATCTTCTGATCTACCTGGGAATCAGGTGAGACAGGTATATTATAGAGTAGAACTCCCCCATCTGTTATCTCTCCAGTAAAAGCTGAAAGGGGAGAGAGATCGCTGATATCTCCAGTTACACTGTTGACAAAGACTACATAATAGTATCGCCCTGTAACGAGAGAAATAGCTCCAGAAGTCGTACTAGCAACAGCCACAGCAAACCATGTCACACCACCATCAACAGTAGTCGAACCAACTGCGGCCCAACTGCTTGGTTCTGTAGCACCAGTCTTTCCAGAAATAACAACTGTTTCAATGTCGTTACTTGAATCAACTATGGTTACTCCACCATACTGGGATGTAGAGGCAGGAGGAATAAATCCACCAGCCGGTAGAAACCACTTAGTAGAAGCTGCCCAAGCTACTGGTGGACCTACAATACTCCATACGATGCTTGCACTATCATTAGTAGTGGTGCCATAAGTGGCTGCAGTATAAGGAGTAGGAAATGTTGGAGCAGAGGCACTAGTTGTTCCACCAGTTATACAGACTTCTATATTACCATTCGTATCTTCAATAACAGCAAAGGTTGTTGATCCAGGTGTCCAAGCAACTATTGGTGTATGCGCGGGGTATGTCTTCAATCCCATGTTCAGCCAGCGAAGTTGCCCATCATCTGTATATTGCCCGGCTGTAGGTGCCCAATACAAGCCAGATTCAGTAGCCGGAGTTGTACCACCAACGGTCGCAGCTTGGAGATAAACTGGTTGATTGAAAGCATTCGTTGTGGGGTTGTAGGCAGCAAAAGGACTGGTCGGTTCTACTACGGCGCAAGTTTGGAAATTGTTGGTAGCTCCCCATGTCATATAGTATGTTGAGGGAGCCCAAGCACCAGTAACAGGAGCAGGAGTTGTTCCAACCTGAATGAATCCTAGAAATTCCCAACGAACAGTACCATCTGGTGTAATAGCCCCAACTGTAGGATTGAATCCAGGATAGGTCGCTCCAGATGTTCCACCACCACCTTGATTATTAAAGTAGAGAGCCTGGGTTTCAGGATCATAAATTATGGCTGGATTAGCTGCTGTTCCGTAACTATAGTGGCCTTCATCGTAGAAGTGATTCTGTATCCAGATACCAATCGGACCTTTGTTCGTCCAGGTTATAGGGCTATCTGAGGTCGTTCCACCTGGGGTTTGATTCCAATTAGGTGAACCCGGACCACTAGTTCCAACCACTCCACCAGTATTGTTTCCAGTTGCATTAACACTTACAAGTTGCTGAACGTTATTATTAGTATCAACTGTTATACCAAACGTTGAAGATACTGTAGATGCTGACCATGCACCGGATATACCAGAAGCAGTTACAGCTATATTAGGCGGTGTAATAGGAGCAGCTATCCCCCAGTTTGAAAGGCCATATAGATAGTTCCACTTCTTCCTATCAGCAGGAATACCATCTATCATATATGCCCAATCTCGGGAGTTGATTAGGAATGGAATAGATGCTCCAGCAGAGGGAGTAAAAATATTAGTTAGAGCACCAGCCGCATTCCAGTATGAGATGGTATTTGTAGATGAAGCCACACCGGTTCCATCAGCACAGTAGGCAATCAGGGCTCGAATAGACGCAGCCTGACATGCATACAGCATCATTCGTTCTGCAAAGATAGCTGTGGACGGAGCCGAAACGTGATCGGCACCAGAAGTAAGGCCCGTATCTACACAAGGGAAGAAACGAGCATATCCGAACCTTCGCTGGAGCACACTAGTTAGCGGGGGAAGGATATTCGTTAATTGTTGGCACATATCAGGATTCTGAGCGGGTGGCTTAGTCCAGTCATCCTGCCCCGCAGAAATCCAAGTCCTGCGCTTGAACCGATATGTTTGTCCAGTCCTGTCTATCCAGGTGTATCCGACATTGACTGGTTCAATAGTAGTATCAGGCATAGTTTAGAACGATGCAGGCCAAACACCAAGTATCTGTTGGTTGACATAAGTATTGACATCTGGCCGGATAAAGTCTGTATCTGGGAAGAGGTTCTTATCCCAAATCATTTCAGTAAGTCCACCCTTATAAGCTTCAGTAAAAGCTTGGAATGCTTCAGCTTGCCCTAAGAATCGAGAGACAAGCGCATCCACACCATGAACAACCACGTCCTGATACTTATCAGGAACCTGAAGCTGATCGGTAGTGTTAGCTAGAACTTTTCGAGCCTTATAGTATCGGAAGCTAATGATATAGCCCTTCATCTGTTCGAGAGTATTCTGAACAGGAACAGCAACACCAGTAGTTATCAATCCAGTTCCAGGCTCAGTCCAGTTGGTTCCAAGGGGAATAGGCGATGTGTTCTGGAGAGTCTCAGAACCTTCAGTTGTAGCTATGTAGATATTGTACCAGCCATATGTTACACCACTGGCTGTCATATCAAAGTCAAGAGTTGGGGATATAACTTGGCACAGACTGTTAGCTGGAATCAGTAGCTTGGCACCAAGCCCACTACCTGTACTCTCTCCGCTAAGAGAATCAACAAAGGTTATCCGAGCATAGTAAACTCGTTGGGCCAGAGCACCAGAGACAACAGTAGTTAGAATAGGAGTATTTGGGACAGGCTGGAAGGTATTAGCATTGTCAGCGCCAGGGTAGATATGAAGGATATTTGGATCGTTCTCACTGTCCTGAAAGAACGTCCCTGGCTGTGCTGGACGAGTTTGGCCTGAACGATAGTTTAGGCTAGGGCCAATCGGTTGGTCACTTACTGACTGAAGGGCACGATCATTTGAGATGTCTCGGACGGAGTTCTTTTTGATGATAGCAACGTCTGATAGATTAAGGTTCGTGTTGACGGTGCTTCCTGGACACTGATTAGATGGCCCAATCCAGTAATCCGTTTGAGCCAGAGAGGTCATAAAGTATTGATTCTCCGACATCATAAACGGCCAGCGAGAGAAACGCAATACTTGCTTATGAACACGATTAGTATAATCAATCAGGATTTGCTGTCCAGGAGCAGCACTAGCAGACAACTGCAACCGGGTATCCTGACTAACCTTGTTGATTACATCTTGAACTGAAGACATTTAGGGCCTTCCCAGGTAAATTCTAACTGCCTCGATGATAGCCCCTCCAAAGATCATGTACTTAAGATTCCTCCGAGCATTCGTTTTCTTCAACGCTGAAATCTGATCGTTAAGAGCTTTCTTGTCCACGACACAGGTAGTTGCATCAGAGGAATGAGCAGTCTTCTCTGAGACAAGCTGCTTGTCAGCATCCTGAACGGCTCCTGTTAGACTGGTATTAGCATCCTGAAGCTTCTGGTTAGCTTGAGTTAGAGCCGGGACTTCGATAAGAGCCACCAAGGATTTCTGAGCAAGCGGTAGAGGAACCTGAAATATCCCCTGACTATCTATAGCCGGAGCGGGTTCCTGAGCTTCCTGGCCCCACTGTACAGCTAGAGCCGGAGCAGTAAGGGTAGGAACGGCTGCTACTTTCTGTTTAGCAGCGGCTTGAAGGGCCTGGGCAGCAGCTATAAGAGCTTGTGCAGTCTCTTTTTGCTGAGCTTCACTATTAGCTAAGCTGATCTGAAGTTGCTGGTTTTGGGCTTGAAGTTGGATATTAAGAGCATCCTTCTCTTTGGCTTGCTCAGCAGATAAGGCAGCCCTAGCATCGGCTTTATCAGCTCTCTTGCTATCAAATAGATACACGCCGACGAATAGCGATACAATTAGAGCAACGGCAAGTATGGCATGAGACTTGCCAAACGTATAGACCTTCGCAACGTCGGCTTCGATCTTCTGGATTTCGCTAGGATTGGTGGCCATTGTGATCTTGTCTATCATTCCATTGAGAAAGCTGGTCGTGGATGATGCCCCATCCACCAATTGCTATAAGAGCTGAAGCAAATGCACCACCAAGCCTACCTACAGCAGCTAGAGTAATCGCTGCGGCAAGGGCTGTGACGGTCATAAACTCTCCAAACCCACCGAAGAAATCATACACCTTTGTCAAACTCATTTACCCCTCCAAACCACGGAGATTCTTTGGATCATTAAGTGCTTCCTTCATACGCTGGCTTGGAATGAATACTGGAATAGTCCTCGCGTTCATATTCACTCGTTCGCCAGTGAAAGGATTCTTACGGATATAGGGTAGCTTCTTGCGAGTCTTGAATGTAGCAAACCCTCTCAGGTCCACTTCAACTCCACGCTTGAGAGAATCTATAATGGCATCACAGACAGCTTCAACTGCTAGAGAAGCTTCTCTGCGAGGCATCTCGGTAGCAAGAACCACTCGCTCAACTATTTCAGCTTTATTCATTTGGTAGATGCATGTAAATCCAAAGAATCCAAGCTATCATCGGCACGCCAACTAGAACAAGCCCTATTAAAGTTGGTAGGGATAGCCCCCATACGATTTTCACAGTGGTAACTGAACCCGACTCAACATTAAACTGCATGTGCTTTTTCATATTATCCCTTACTTGTTGC